CAGAACTTCTCCTGCTTTAGATTAAGTTCCTTCATTTACAAAACTTTTCCCATGTAAGGTTATGGCTTAGTATCTGACGAGCAGTATCGTTAGAAAGAGAGTCAGCATCACTGATCATAATTGGAGATGACCAACTACAGTACGCTGCCTCTCCTCCAACGCTTGCGCAACCGCTTAATAACAACATCGTCAGACATACGACTAACTTCGTTCTCAATTTTGTTTCTTTCCTGTGTGTTCTTTACTGCCTGCTCTAGTTCCTTTTTCTGTGCATTATCTCTTCCTGCCTTGAATGCAAAGATCAAGGGAAGTATCTTGGTAAAGATATTTAGAACAGAAGAAAAGAGAGAAAGCATTACTCAGCCTTAACTTCTTCAGGCTTTCCTGTTTCCTTAGCCTTGCCGATAGTAAGACTTAGAAACTCTACTACTTTATATAGCTTGCCTAGAAGTGTGTCAGGATCAGGAGTTTTAGTTCCTGCAATGATAAGGCTAGCTACTGTAATAATGCCTGTGACTGTACTGATAATAACATCTGAGTTATTTGTAAGAAGTTCAATCATTTATTTATCTCCTTTAAGCTGCTTGCTTTGTAATTAAATCAATGTAGTAAACTTTATCTGCCTGCTTTGAGGTTTTATATACCTCAGAGACAAGAGTATTTTCTCCATACATGAACACATTCATTTCAATAGAGTCATTATCAAATAACTTTTCGCAATCCTGTGCCATAGCAAGAAGTTCACCAGTAGTCCAAAACTCTGAACCGTTTGTCTCTACCTTCATGTACTTGTTTCTACCGTCTTCTAACTTTTCTTTCAGATCAATAGCTGTCTCATCAGGGAATGAACAGTCAAAACCAAACAGATGAAAGTTTCTAAAGCCAAATATATGCATCATGCCTATTGCTCTCATTGCTGCACAAGTACCACCATTAACAAACGTAGTGTCTTCAGGTACATTTAGGTTCTCGTTTATCTTTAGACTCTTACCCTTCTGATTCTTAACTGTATTAGCTACTGCCTGTGAGTAAGCGTGCCAGCCATACACCTGATTAGTCTTTGATAACAACAACTCTGTCACTGAAGGATCAGTCATTGACGCAACAAAGAACATGGTGCTTGGATCAACTGTCTCAAACAAAGTAGATCGTACAACACCGTGCGTACTTTCACCTTCAATAGGTCGAGGGTCTAGTATAACACATGCCCATGGTTTTATACCAGCCTTGAGCAACTTTGGATAGCTGTGTTTTACACAGACAATTCGTCCATTTGTTTTCTTTTGTAGCTTCTTTAGTTTCTTAAAGTCAACGGATGATCCACCAGATACAATGATAGCATGTTCGTCATGCACATGACAGTTACGAATCATGTCCCAACTGTTAATAAGTTCTACATTCTTATTGATATTGTCAACGATGTTATCCTTTGGTACAGAGTCACGTGGCTGAACTACAATAGGTACACGCCTAAACTCTACAGGTAAATCAGGTACGTCATCACCATTAAGTAGTACAGCTAGATGAGTATGCCCACCCTCTTTTACTCTGTCCTGTGAAGGAAGAACTGTAATACGTTTACCGTTTAAAGACTTTACAAAACGGTTTACCGTCTGATGTTTCTCGTCAACAATCTTTCCTTCCTGATCTTTGGAAAAGAAATTATTAAAGACAATAACAGGAACATGGTCAAGGTTGTCATAGTCTGCCTTCTTTGTTTCCTCGCTGTTACCTCCATCAATGAATGCAAAGGATACATTCTTTAACTTACTGCGGTGTTTCTTTAGTGTCTTCTTGCTGTCACCCTTGTACAAGTCAAAGGTAAACGTCTTGTCCTTCTCTTTCATCTTCTCTGCAAATTCTGTTAGACGTTTTGTCACAGCTTCCATAGCATTGTGTGCTTTACCGTTAAACTCTAGCTCGTCTGTCTCTGTTGTTGCATCTTCAAATAGATCAAAGCCTGTGTAGTGTAGTGTGTCAGTCTTCTCAAATGCAGCAAGGGACATTTCAATAGCACGTCCACCATTCCATGTACCTACCTCAACGATACTATCAGTAGCATATGTACGTACCAGATCAGCAAGCTGACGGTAGCGAGGAAGATTAACATCAGGTGTAACTTCTTCCTTAGATAGCTGCTGCTTTAAATTACCCTTGTAGTGTACCATGTATTGTGACAGTGGTGAGTTGGCAAAGGCAGCTAATCCAGTAACATTTGGTGTGAGATTGTGTGCCTTCATTCCATGAGCAAGGTATATTTTTAGAAGACGTTCAAAGATAAATCCATCATGCCATTCACGATACGATACTACCTCACCAATATCATAGCATCCCCTCAGATCAGCAAGCAGATAGTGTGGTGACTGATAGTCAAGGTTAAATGCAACAAAGGAAGTTTCACTGTAGTCTGTATCCTGTCTTCCCAAGTAAACCAATTCACACTTCTCTGGAACAATCTTCATCAGTTTCTTTTTACAGAATGCTTTTGTGGTTACTGTATCTGCGTCCAACCAGATCATCCAGCCACCCTTTGCTTCCTTGTCACCAATCTCTAGGGACAGGTCAGTCATGGCATATACTTTGTGTGACCACTTGATAGCATCCATGCGCCAATTGTACTGCATCTTGCCACCCTCAGTACCATCGTGGTCCTTCATTCTTTCTCGATAGTTCAGCATGTCTTGAACATCATTTAGATTACGATACTCAATAACTTCTGACTGTGGAAAGTCAGCTACTAATTCTTCAGGGCAGTCATGGTAGTAAGCAATCAACTTCAGATCGTTCTTCCAAAACTTAGCCACTGACTCTAGCATATTCTTAGCGTAGCTTACATAACCACTATCACTAAATGATGTTACAAATCTAACCATTTTGTTCACTCATCTCCTTATATAATTCAGTCCACTCTTTTGCATAGTGGTTGTCTATCTCTCTCTTACCATCCCATCCTCTGAACAATGGTCCTCCTGTTGTAAAGTGTACACACTTAGGATCAATGCTTTCAGATGAATGACCGTCAAGCCAGTTCCACTCTTCAGCCAGTTGTGCTACTTTATCTGCCCAATATAAAGAGTGTAGCCAGCTACCATTCTTAACATTAACGTCAGCTACAGTAAGTTCATTTAATTCTGGACTTGCACAGTTCCAAAGCATAAAGCTAGACCAGTTCTTTCTGTAATAAGACTGCTGTAACTGGTTGTCCATTTTATATGTATCTTTAGGAACATAGTTGTGGTGGACGCAGGCAACACTAAAGTTTCTGTCTGAGAACATATTAAATAGTTTCATAACGTCATCTCTAAAGTACATGTCGCAGTCAACAAACAGGGCAAGACCTTGATGCACATTAAGGAATGGTACAAGAAAACGTGTGAAACTAAACTCAGTAGAGAAAGGCTTATTGTCAAACGTATCTACCTGCTGTCCTTCCTTGATAGTACCTGCTCTCCAATACAAACCTGAACGTCTTACACTATCCTGAGTAAGACGTACAATATTTACAGGACCAGAAGTATATTTATTAATGCTGTATTCCAGCACATCACAGTACGTTTTTTCCTTTGGATCATATCCTATGTAGATTGTAGGAAGACTACTCATTAGTAGCTTCCTCTGCAATCTTTTCTGTAAGTTCTTTGAATGTAATAAACTCTGAAGGTATCATAAAGTATTCTAGTGTAGTTAGAATAGCAGACTTTAGTTCATCTTCAATAAGATCACTACTAAGATCATCAATGACAACACTCTTTAGAATCTCTACTACAATGTTATCACAGGTAGTTGTTGTAAGGTCTACCTTTATAGTTGGTTCAAGAAAACTCATTAATACTCCATGTAAAAAGGGGATACATCAGCGAATACCGCCACCACCTTGATGTATCCCCAGTTGTTATGCCTACTTTATTGCGATCAACTTAGGTTGTTCTTCTTCAGGAACAACTTCTTCCAATGTAACAGTAAGAAGACCATCCTTTAAGCCTGCGTCTCTTACTTCCATAGTGTCAGACAAAGAGAATGATTTACGGAACTTACGTGCCGCAATACCTGTTACAATATAGTTCTTACTATCGTCACCTTCTCTGTCTCCAACAATAGTAAGGATACTATCCTTCAATTCAATCTTGATATTTTCTTTTGAGTAACCAGCAACAGCAAGTGTTAGCTTGTAAAAATTACCATTCTTTTCCAGATCATGTGGAGGAAATGCGCCAACATTACTTGGCACACGCTTGAACAAATCTTCAAAAGTAAATCCCAACATATAGTCTGGGAGTGTCTTAGAGTTTTTATTAATGTAGTCGATAAAGTTCATTGTTATCTCCTTGTTAAGCAAGTTAATTAAGTACACCACTATGGTCGTACCATGCATATACTACTACAGTATACAATTGTTGTCAAGAAAAAAGTTAAGTAAACTTTTCTCCTCTAAACCAACAGACAAGAGAGCATCGTTCTCCTTCCTTCACCTTAGTTATACGATGATATACAAAGGAAGGAAAGACAGCAATGCTACCAATCTTTCGCATCTCTTTAAGAGTAGCAAACCTATCTCCATTCTGTGGATGCACCCACTTCTGTACCTGTAGATCACCACCCTTAAACTCACTGTTAAGTGTGATGCATACTGCCAGCTTTCTTCTGTAAGGATCAGAGGGCAGTTCTACGCCAGTATCCATGTGCCAGTCGTAGAACTGTCCCTTGCCATAGAAAGAAATCTGTGGAGTTTCAAAACAATTTATGTGAAAGTCCCAGCCAGCTTCTTTGTTAGCTGTCTCTGCGTACAGTTGTAGAATGGAAGTTAGTTCAGGATTTTCTAACCAAGTAAGTCTGCTATTCCTTACCTCTTTAAGTAAAACACTATTGCCATTCTGATATACATCAGCTTCCTGACTGTCTAACTCCTTGGCAATACCTACTATACTATTGCATAGTTCTTTTGGTAGTACTTCTTTATACGTGTGGTACGTAAGCATTAAACTCCGCAACTCCCTCCATGTCCAGTAATGTCACAAATGTCATGTGTCTCTAGTCCTTCCTCAAACTCTTCACCTAATTTATCCACAGCTTCAGCATAAGGTACTGATGTTAGTGGCTGTCCACCACGACAGCCGTCAGGGTATACAGTAAAGCCCCGTAAACGGTGAGCGTAAGAAGCAAGTACATCAGTAAAGCTGTCAACAGTATCTTCATTGTTAAGTTTACTTCCCCATGATGGTAAGTTAATAGTTGAAGAGATAGACATGTCAACGTAGTCCTGTACGTCTGCCTGAAACTTGATTCGTCTCTGATAGTCTTCAGCAAGATCAAGAGCAGATTCAATCTTATCAGGATTAGCACCATACAAGTCTATCAGTTCCTGTGCTGCACTGTCAACAACATACTGATAGTGCCAACGTGTGCCTCCCTTCAAGTACCGTCGCTTGTAAGCAACAGCAAAGATAGGTTCAACACCCGTACTTGTACCTGCAAGAATACCAATGCTTCCTGTTGGTGCAATAGCACGGTTAGCTACTGGTGTGCTGCAATCAAACTCACTTGCAGTCTTCTTTGAAACTTCATCACTAATACCCTTGTATACACCCAACCACTTATGCAGTTCAGGTGTTACCTCGTACTTGTAACTACGCTTGATCAACCACTCATGCATACCCATCAAACCAAGACCAAGCCTACGATTTTTAATACGTACATCGTATACCTTTTCGTAAGGCAGCTTTGCCTTGAATGTACCGCACATAAGAAACTTAGTGGCTAGAGTAACGATATCCTTAAACTCTTGAAGGTTGTCTACTCTACCAAGGTTGATTGATCCTAAGTTACATACGTCCGAATCGTCTTCCGAAGTAACTTCAGTGCACGCATTACGGAGTGTTTCATTTTCTTTGTCGAAAAAGTTAAACGAAAATCCCGGTTCAGCGGTGCGCAGTGCTTGACGAACATTCTGCTTAAATGTATTCCCAACATCTCCTGTCTCCCAGTAGTTAATTAACCATTCAGTATCGTAGTTCACGCTGATGTTTGTCATGTCCAGCGGAGCTATGTAATTAAAATCTTGTTCCTTTATCTGACCGATAGTAAAACCTGTGTTACCAACGGGCATGTCATACCAGTTCTTGCTGGTAAGAAACTTTTCTACATCAGCATGTTTCCAGTTAAGACTGGCATAGATAGCAGATCGTCTGCTACCACCCTGCATAACCCGTCTGCCAATCTCGTTGATCATCAACATCTTTGGAATAGGTCCAGAAGAAAGACCGCCAGTACCTGCCAGTACTCTTCCCTCTTCACGGTAGACAGAATAGTCTACGCCAATACCACCACCTGTCATCAGACATGACTCTGCCTTCCATGAAAGGTTTGCCCAGTCTTCCCGTGTATCTTCTTCTGCTCGTAGTAAGTAACAGTTGTTGAAGAACTTGTTAGGTCGGCCAGCGTAGTATAAGTACCTACCACCGGGAATAAACTTCAAGTCAGTAATATATTCCTTTAGCTGTTCCTTCTCGTCTTCCTTGAGATAAGGACTGCATACATCATCAACAAGAACTGAAGCTAGACTTGACCATGTTTCACAGCCATGGTGTGCGTACTTATGTTTGAAGATATCTTCACTAAACTTGGAACGGAACATAGGGTTTTCATTAGATCGAAAAGTAGGCATATACTTTATTCTCCCTTGGTTACTTGATCGTGGACATAAAGCATGATTATCGCATAGTGGATAATCTTTAGCAAGTCCTTCCTGTTCTTTCCTTCCTTGTTACCATATCTTTTCCAGTATTTCAATATGTTACCCATGACAAAACCCTCGCCATGTCCACTGTCAAGGATGATATCAGTGGCTTGATATTTACCCTTGGCATAATGTTCTGTATAAGTAGACGAAATGTATTCATGCATCTCGTCTATATATTCTGACTCATCAAACCTAAAGTTAGGAAGTTCTGAGTATAGCTTAGTAATCTCTGCATCTCTTTCCATAGTATCTCTCCTAGTCAAAGGTAAGGACGGCATTGATACGCCTACGAACATATTTAATCTCCTTAGATTTAAGAACTTTGAATGCAAAGCTACGAACATAGTCTGCATCCACACCTGCTATATCACAGACAGTACTAAAATCTTCAGCAGTAACACCTACAGAGGCAAAGAACCATGCCTTTGCAGCATCACGTGCTATCTTAGATTCTATTGATTCTCTATTATTTTCTGGTTTGGTAGCATCAAGCATTGCCTGTAAGACAACACCAAGAAACATTATCTGTTCAGGACTTGTTGTTTTGTTTTCTACGAGACTTTCCACTTCTACCAGAAACTTTTCTGTTCCCTCTCTCATCTAGCCAACTGTCAGGAATACCATCAGAGAGTTTACAAAACACAAAGTCGTTCTTGTTACACCAGTCTGCATAGGTAGTCTTTGCTCCTTTGTTTAATTTCTTGTTAGGGTTATCGAATACAAATCTTACATCCAAGTCAGGATTAGACTGCCTAAGAAAAAGATGTTTCTTTCTGTCTTCTAGTGTGAACCTACCCTTCACCTCTAGTATAATACCAGATGGAAGAATAAAGTCAGGAAGATATTTCTTTGACTCGATCCACATGTACGGAATGTAGTGTGGTTCAAACTCAAAGTCAATGTCTAAATTTATAAGGTAGTCTGCTGCTCTTCTTTCTGATCGTGATCTGAATCTATAGTTCTGGGACATTAGGTTCACGTTCTACATGTGTTAGATGTTTGACATACGTCGCATATTGGAATGAACGTAGTCCCTTGCCACCATTCGCATCAGACCAGCAATCAAACTTATGAGAGCAATAATTACACCCAGTATCCAGACGCATATTCCCAGACTGGCCATCAGGCACAGCATCATAGCAGCGAGAAGGTGGCTTGTCACTGTCGATAGCTTGTCGTAAGTAGTTAATTTTTTCTTCTGCATTTATCATATCCATATGGTGAACAGGACAGTAAGCAATCTCTCCTGTTGTCTTGTCGATAACTACCCAGCCTGCTTCCCTCACATTGTTTGCTTGAGCATATGCAGATAGCTGTGCAACATAACCAAACGGGTCTTCCTTAAATATTTTTCCTTCAGTAAACTTCTTGAAGGAGAAGGAAGATGCACTCTTAAAGTCAACAAGCACACCATCAACTACTGCATCCTGATGACCAACAACGTCATTCAATACTACCTGCTTCTGTTGGTCAGTAACTTTATGTCCGGATACTTTAGAAAGAAAGACAAGAAGTGCTTCAAGGATATCTCCATAAAGAAACTTGATGTAGTCAGAACCAGCCAGTTCTTCCTGTTCAGTTGATCTGACAGAGTACCATGTCTTACGTGCTGGTTGACCAATCATTGACAGCCTTAAATTATTTCTTGGCTTTCTTTCCTCAGTAAGAGCATCGACAACAGCATCAGTAACATCCTTCGCTAGTTCCTGCAGAGCAGTAGCAGGAATCTTTGTAGGTTCATCACTGGTGAATAGACTGTAAATGTCCTCTACCAAAGTATCAATTGTTTTCTGTGCTGTTGTCATTTTAATTACGCTGCTGCTTGTGGTTCACCCACCAAACGATAGCGAGTATACGGTTCACCTGATGGTGTTTTAGCAGTGACAGTAGCAATGTCATACCCACGGTTACGAAGACGTGAGATATCTGCAGTTAAGTTCTCTGACCATCCATGTTGGATAGCAGTCTTACGTGTAACACGCATACGCTTACGTAGTGCACCAAGTAGTTTACCTTCATTAGTCATAGTCTAGTTCCTTTGTTGAGTTGGTTATATAATCTGACAGTCCCTCTCCACACCTGTCAGCAATCGTTGTCCTAAGTAAGTGACAACCCCGTGTGTAGGGACGGTTAGAACGGAATTTCTTCACCCGTATCTAAGTTATTTCCTACAGTATAACCACCCTCTACTGCAGAGAAATCCTTATTGCCACCGTACTCTACAAGGTCTACGACTTGTAAAGCCATCAGGTCAGAAGCTACGCCCTTCTTCTTGTTGTACTCCCACTCATACGTAGCAAACTTAACATTGACCATGCTTCCGTTGCCAATAAGACTACCGTCCCAATTATTATTCTGTGAGTCTTTAACGATTGGAGAAGGACGTTCTGAACCATCACGCTTGTAAACCTTGCGCTTGATCTTTACAAAGTCTCCACGATCATCGCCCTTATTCTGTACGGTAAGACCAAGGCTTTCAATCAAACTTTTAGTATCCTCATCTAAACAAACATCGACAGAGTATACTGGTTCGTAAGTTGTATTGGGAGAAATTACACTTGCCCAATAAGCCTTGCCAGAAATAATATGTACATCACTCATGTTAGTTTTCCTTTCTAGGTTTAATCGCCACACCATGTGGCTTTTCATTCAACGATTTGCGAAGTATGCCTGATCACATTCACAGAGTCAAGCACTTTTTTTCAGTGGTTGTAACTTTTTTACTGCTTCGTCATAGTCCATCAACTCCTCTTGTCCTACATTGTAACAGGGTCTAACAAACTTACCGTCTGCTCTATTGAAGTTCTCTTCCTTGATGAGCAGATGGCATGGGTAAAATCCTCTTAGAATAAAGTAATCATCAGATATCTTTATGACCAAGGCAAATAGATCAATAACTCCAAGACACTTATTACTTACAGCAAGTAGTCTACCGTTCACATGATCTGTTGTCTTAACGTCAACAGTAAGACCATCAATAAGTAAATCTCCTTTATCAGTTCCTCTCTCCATTGAACGTATACCAATATCCATAACACCATTCGGATACTCACCAATAATTTTGTACAGTGCTAACTCTCCAGCAACACCAAGGATATCAAACTTATAAGGATCATTTTTGTCTCGTTTAGCAGCAGTGTCCTTTATACTTTTCTTTCTATTATTGTTATAACGTGCCTGACCTATATCAGTGTACAATTTAATTTCAGTATCTTCAAGATATATCAGTGTGTTTCTGACCAGTTCTGGCCTATCTTGTATTCGCTGTCTAGTGGACATT